GCCGTATCTTTGAGACTGCACACTCGCGATCCAAGTTCGCGATGGGTCTTGATGTGCTACGCTCACAACTTATCACAAGTGGAATGGACCCTATACCGAGGCATAGGCTCTACCTTAAGTGTCGTAGCCACCTGGACAACATCGAATTCTCAGCACTCATCGAGGCACTTCAAGAATTGGGAGCTATTCAGCGCTTTGAATATCGAGATGGCATCCGTGGTAGACCGACTGACTACATTAGAGGCACCCAAGTCCTCGTTAGCCATGGCCTTGGCGAGCGCGTGCTAGAACGCTTCAGCTAATCATGGAACTGGTCTATAGTCCCACGCCAATTGACACTGCGTATGTCTACATGCCTACCACCAGCCATCTGTGACAGCCGTGCATTCAGCATATGGATCTGTGCATCAGTTGCTGCATACACATCGTTCAGCTTAGCAGACAAGTTGTTCATGATCGCACGCTTCTCTCGTGCAGGATAGCCGCTACCATTCACACCCTGTATCTGCGTGCGTATCTCAGCAATGTTCTGCTCATACTTCGTCAGGCCCGACTTATACTCTGTGGCTACCAACCACATCTGTCTCATTGTCGGGTCTGCTGGTGCTCTCCCCTCACCTGTGTTAATCACACGACGTGGTGTGTTCGATCCAGCGAAACCATAGTTCTCTATGTCACCTGCATTGCCTACATTCTTAAGTGCACTCAGACTACTAGACACGCTCTCCTCTAGCGGATTAAATGTGCTGAGCTTAGCTGTATTGCCCCACAGTATATTACCAAATGGTGCCTGATCCCTAAACGTCTGACCTGCATCACTGCCCAATCCACCAAGGGCAGACCACATGCTAGCACCTTCTTCCATACGCTGTGCTGTAGCACCAAACAGTTGTGAGATCGTAGAACCAGCAGCACCAATCGTAGAACTCAGCACATGCTGTATCCATGTAGCATCACTGTTCGACACGATCGAACTATCAGCCAACTGTCCAGGCACATGTCCTGGCTCATTGATGTTCCTGGCCATGTCATTAAGCCATGGCCTACCCTGCTCTACATTCTGTATCAGTGTGCCCACATGTGGCTCAAGCGAGAAGCCAAACATATTCGCAGGCACCTGCATCCAACTCGGTATAGCCACATCGAACATGTCACTCACACCATGCAGTGCAGCAGTATGTGTGCTCGCCTGTATATGGTGCGAGAAGAAGTCACCAATCGTATTCACCAGCCGCTCAGCTAGTCCTTCCTCCTTGTGTGCATCAAACGCACCAATGAGTGTCGAGATCATCTCCAATATAACCGGATAGAACGGACGCCAACGCTGCGGCAAGCTGATCTGTGTGTGGTTCAGCGGATTGTCCATGTCGTGGTAGAACGTGATGTTCGCTTCACGCTGTTGCGTCGTCATCTGGTTCTCTAGGTGGTTGATATGATCCTGCCCACCTAGCATTGCAGTCAGTGTGCTAGCCAACGCACCAACTGCCAGTGTGCTCACCATACCAAGTGATGAGCTAAATGGATTATCCCTGAAGTTGCGCATCATACGCACTGTATCTTGCACAGTAGGATTGAGATACGGTATCGACTTGCCTAGTCCTTGTGCGATCCTACCAGTTCCCATCACACTCGGATCACCAATGATACGTCGTGCTTCATACGCACGCTCTGTCGGTGACAGGTTGGGATTGGTTCTGTTCAGCCTATAGTAATACGAGTTGGCTCCGTCTGACACCTCCTGATGTATGTCACGCAGCAGTGTGCGTAGGTTAAGATAGTTGGTTACTGCTCCTTTAGGCACAGGCATACGCACGAACGTCTTCGGTAGGAATGCGCCCGGTGCTGCCTCGAACAGTGGATTGAGTATAGTCTTGCCACTACGATCCAGCATATACGTCGATGGCTCATACGTGCCATATGCACCTGAACCAGTAGCACCAAGTGCATGACGCTCTGCTGCCATACTGGACGCATACCGAGCGTGCATACGTGCAGCAACTGCATCAGTCCATGCATCACCTTTCATCTGACGCAGCGTCTGCGATAGCAGACTATTAGGCTGCATCATCATGTCGCCAAGGTTACGTGCTGTTACCGCAGCAGCACCACGCATCGCCTCAAGGCTAGACATGGGTATGGTAGTGGGATCGAATGCACGATACCCGCTGTAACCACGCTGCTGTAACGCACGATCAAATAGTCCACCATACGTGCCCGGTGTGCGATCAGTGCCGATCTGCATAGCATTACGGAGCAACTGTATCGGCCCAAACGGACGTAGACCAACCACAGTGCCCATCACACCAGTCGTGCCTTCTTGGTAGAAGCGACGCATCTGGTTAGCTGAGTTAATCACCAGACCAGCGATCTGGTTATTACCGCTCAGTGCACGCCACAGTGCAGTGTTGTCTACATAATACGTCTCTGGTCCATTTGACGTGTGGATCGTAATCGCTCGCTCACGTGTGCCAGGCACGTTCTCCAGAGTAGTCCCAGTTTCAGTCTCAACTGGACGCTGTTTGAGTGTGAACACACGAGGCCGTGCAGGATCAGCCGACTGCCATCTCAATGCATTGTAGATGATATTCCGTTGCCATTCATTCGTAGCCATGTCCTTGTAGATCGCAGCATAGTGCTGCACGATGGAGTCCATAGAGTTACCAGAGAACTCTTGTGGACCAGCCCATGGCTCAATGTCACGCTCACCGAAACTATGCACGATCTTACCTTCTGCATCAGTAGATGACAGATAGTTGGATCGTGTATTCTTGATCCGTCTTGCATCTTGCGGCGTGATACGTCCACGCAACTCCATCATGTCCACATGCTGCAACTGCATGGCTTTGATGCGATTGGCTATAGAAGCAAGTTGTGCATCATTCATCATCAGATCACGTGCAGCACGTAGATCATCACTGTGCGTATTGTGTGACGCATACCGCACCTGATCGTCAGACAACGATGTGCCATTCTGTATGGCACGGTTCATCAGTATCTGTCGATTGTCCAACTCATCACGTGCTTTCAACCCGAAATCAAGCACCTGACGCTGACCATCATTCAGCCGATCATAGTCTTTCACAATGTCATACAGGCTCTGACCAACACGACCTGTAGCAGGATCGACACCAGTGCGCATCTGTGTGCCAATGCGATTAGCCATCGCACTGCTGCCCTGTGTCATACCAGTAGTGGCTTGCATCTGCTGTGCAAGCTTACGATCACCACCAGCAATCATGTCAGTGAACCTATTGACCACTGCATTAGGATCATACAGGTTCTGTGCAAGTCGCGTAGTCATTGAAGCTACACCAGGAGCTTCACCACGTGTTGCACCGGGCTGCATAGTAGTTCGTGGTGTGCTAGCACCAGCATCTATTGCATCCAAATTCGCATTGAACCGAGCAGCATCACGCTCTGCACCAGTGACTGCGTCAATCATTGGGTTAAGCACTTTACCGCCGTGCTTAGCCACCAACCACGTTACGCCACCAATAATTGCTGCTTCAACGAGACCCTTTCCGTAACTGACTGTTCCCCCCAGGTTGCTGCTCTGTTCGCCTGCGCTGCTGTATGTTGGTGGCTCTGTCGTCTGGGTGGAACTCGAGTTGAAAGGGAGCGTCTGCGTCCCTCCCGACGACGCATTAGTCTGTGTTTGTTGTGCATTAGCAGGCGGTGCAATTGTATTCGCATACATCTTCAGCGGATCATCTACACCCGCAGCTATTGCTTCGCCTGCACCAGTGACAGCAGCAATTGGTGCAAATGCTCTAATACCTGGAGCAATCGCTGTACTCAAAGCACGCGGTAGATTGGTCGCAATACCAGCTCCTCCAGGCAGCAATGCTGGTGCCGCAGTAAACATCATCTCATGCAATGCTTCTGCGTTCGGATCACCTTCTGCTAGCTTCTCAGCCGGTATCAATTCCTTCGCTAGACGCTTAGTATCCTCATACTCCTGACCTGCTGCCACTGCACCAGGAGCAGATGGTATATTCAGATTATATCCTGTTGCCTTCTGCGTCACCAAGTTAGCGATCCTCGGCAGCGTGTCACCGAGGAAGCTATACAGTCCACTGAATGCACCAGGAGTGGCGAGATGTAGTTTGCCTTCCTCTGATCTACCGACTGGTAGTGCGAGATTGAGTAGACCAGGAGCGATACTTAGTGGTGCACCGAAGCCAAGCTTCATTCCCTTTATGGCTTCTTCATACTCCGGTGTCCCCATTTCATAGGGGATGGGAATGCTTTCACTCATGGCACTTCAGCTACTGGCTGCCCCGCTGAGTTTAGATAATACGCCTTACCCTTACGCACTACGATCGGGATGATACCATCCATCTTACGTGAGATGTTCCCAATATCAGTGCGTGCACCTTCAGGCAGCCTACGCAGTCCCTGTCTAGCACGTCCCTGCAATGCAATGCCTTGTTCTGTGCGTGGATCATCTACCTTACCTGATGGTGTATCAGTAAGTGTAACTACACCCTTACTCGTCGCAGTCGAACCACGATCAACTGGTGCCTGCGGTAGATTACTCTGTGTCGGTCGTGCTGCTGGTTGTCCACCACCGTCTTGTGGTGTTGGTGCACCTGCTACGCCAGGATGACCAGCTTGTGTCTGGCCTAACAGCATACGTGCTCGATCAAGACGTGCCTGCGCTTCTTCTGGTGTTGCATTCAAACGTATTTTCAGACCAGCCTTATTCATCTCACCTGTAACTGGATCTTTGCCCATGTTTACAGGCACAACCAGGTTGTCCTTGTCAGCACTAGCACGTATATTAGCAGCAGCAATGCGTGCATTCGCATTAATCAGTGCATCACGCACTGCTACCGGATCACCAATCGGCAGATTGCCCATCTGGCGCACACCGGGCACATTGGCTGTGTTCGGGACAGCAACGCCAGCATTTACTGCTGACAGTAGACCAGCACCACCATGTTCGAGGTTAGTTGCATTCTGTGCTTCGAGTTGCTGAGCGATCACTGACAGCACAGTAGGATCATCAGCACCGCCGAGTATGCCTTGATAATATGGCGATGCACGAGCAAGTTGTAAACCACCGGGTGCCTTAGCTAACTCAGTCAGGCCCTTGATGTTATGCTCATACATCTGCTGAGCAAGGTTCTGCCTGAACTGCTCATGCTGTGCTTCTAGCTCTTGACCATACAGATTAGCATTGCGTTGCCGCTCTAACTGATAGTAATCAAGTTGTGTCTGTGCCTCAGCAGGATACTGACCATACGCATCATGAGCTAGTGTGGTCTCAATCGGGAACGGATCAACCGCATTCGGGTTGAACGTGCCATATCCTGAGAAGGAGTTAGTGGCCATCAGCTATCAACTCCAATTCTGTGGCAATGGCTTGAAGAAGCCTGTATCCTGCAAGAATTGCCCACCAGCAGTCGATCCAGCAGTATCAGCAGTGTATCCATAATTGGTTGGATCATAACTACTGCCACTACCACCACCGAATATCTGCTTAAGTGCATCGTAGCCTACACCACCTTTATTGAATATCGAACCCAACTCCTTCAATCCAGTCTGTGCTTGGTTCAGTGCGAAGTTCGGATCTTGTTTGCTCAACGAGTTAATTAGATTTGAGTAAGAAGCATCAAGCTGCCCTGGTCGGGTGTATCCTTGATTGGTTCCGAGTGTTCCTGCGTATGCTCGGTTTGAGACAGCCTGTCCCATTGCTTGTGCAATTGTGCTAGGTTGCACTGAGGTCTGTCCAAGATTAGGTGTGGCAAGACTGCTTGTGCCTCCTGCAAGTGAGAGTGCTTGTCCTTGTCGCTGTTGATTGATTGCATCTGCACCTGACATACCCTGTATCTGCGCATCTATTAGCGTCTTGCGTAGGTTATCAGCCTCACTTCTACCTAACTGCGCGAGCACAGGACCAGCAGCAGTGCCAGTGCGAGCAACACTACGCAGAGTATCGGAACGAAGAGGATCGTAAGACTCTCTAGCAGCGGTGATACCTTGCTGTGTGAGTAGTCCGGTGAGCGCCTCTCTAGAGATCGGCGTATAGTTGCTAATCTGGCGTATAGCCGCATCCGCTGACGGTCCTGCGAGGGCAGCTCGTCTGATTGCATCTCTATTCGCCGCTTCCTGCTGCATCAGGTCAGTAGTGTTCTTCGTAACACCAGCCTGCATCGCAGCAGTCTCAGCACGCTGCGGCAATTCACCTAGTGCAGAGACCCACGTATTCGTATACGGATCATAGTGAACACTAGAGCCCAGACTATCACTCGTGCCAGCTACAGCACGCCTATTCGCCAGCGCTTGCTGGACCATCTGCGCCGTAAGTGCGTCTTGGTTCGCTTTTAGTTGTGCTAGCGATGTGTCAATCTGAGTGCCACCGCCTTGACTACGGCCCAAGGCACCAATGCCTGCTGCACCTAGAGCAGCACCACCAGCAATAATCGCAGCAGTGATCGCCATTCTACAGAACCTTTGTATACATGCGCTCAGTCTCAACAAAGCCTAGCTTAGGAAACAGTGGCTCTGCTTTGTATATAGTCCTGTGACCATGGACCATCATCTTCACACCGCGATCCTTCAGCTTCATCTCAGCGAACCGTACGATTGCTGAACCAATACCCTTACCACGATAATCAGGATTGACACCCAGCGTATTACAGATCGCAGTCAGCAAGCCAAGGTGTTGTGGATGCATAAACAGCAGATACATTCCAACACCAACAAGCTTCTGTTCCTCACGAGCAGTATACAGAGCTAATGCCTTCTTCTTCTCCATGTCAGTGAAGTGTTTCCAATGCATCTCCAGCTTCGGTATACCGTCTTGTGCGTTAGTCCGCTTGTAGTAGTCTGCAATCAGATCAGCTACTTCCTTCACACACATATACAAGCGTTCCTCTCGCAACTCCATTAGAACGCTCCAGTCGTGCCAAGTCCGCGCTTACGCCTATCTAGATCCTCTTGCGTTGGTCCAGCACCTGTTGGTGATAGCGGATTAGTGCCTGCACCAGTTACTGGATTAGTCGCACCTTGCACTGCACCACCTTGATTAAGTAGATCAGTCAAGTCTGCAAACTGTGTGCCACCAACTGCATTACGCAGCGAGCCTTCAAATCCTGCTAGATCGCGTGCAGTCAGTCCACCAGCTTCTGCACTGAACGTAGTTGGATCAAACATTGAACCAAGCGTTAGATTATTAGCTGTATCACGTGCCCGACCAATTAGATCACTGATGCCTTGCCGATCTGACGCAATGATGTTCGATCCGAGGCTCTGTAGCGTAGACTGTGCTGCTGATCGCTTCTGATTAAGTGCACTCAGTGATGCACCATAGCCAGCATCAGTCAATGTGCCTCGCTTCTGCGCATTAATCAGTTGCTGGTTCAGTGGATCGAATTGTTCACCCAATATCTTAGCGACAGAAGCATCACCGATGGTATCAGGTATTGCAGACATCGCATACGTTGGCGAGAAGATGCTATTCAGCGTATTACCTGCCGCTGTGCGCTTATCAGCCAATGCCGCAGCTAAAATCTGATCGCCAATCCCCTGATATGCAGCACCAGGATTGGGTGACAAGTCTTGTATACCAGACTGTGCTTGATTGAGCGTTGGCGTGATATACTTATCCATATACTGCGCCGGATCCACACCCTGCGCTTGGAACTTACGGATTGCTTCATTCAGAGCATTGGTATACGCACTGCTCTTACTCGTCTCAAATGTGGACTTAGCAGTAGCAGCATCCTGTGCCGCCTTAGCCGCAGCAGCATCAGACGTTGACTTCTCTTGAGCCTGTCGTGCTTGTATCTCTTCATTCAGCTTCTGTGAACCGCTCTTATATGGAGGCATGTTGCTCACATCTGTGCCAAATGGCAGGAAGCCAGTCGGATCATCAGTAAACACCATCCCATTTACTGGATCGACATACTGCGATGGTGGCGGTTGCACTTGCTGCACACTACTACCACCTTTGCCACCGCCGCGCGGCGCATTCGACCAGCCGAAGTCTTCTTGGTGATTGATACCGCGCATTACTTTAGCCTCTTCTGGTATACGACCCCAAACTTCTCGAAGCCCATCTGCATATAGAAGCGATACACTGCATGACTATCAATCGCAGCTATATCACCAGTCTGCACCAACACAGCATCGTTACCAAATGCCCACTCACAGAAGCCTTTCATGAGCATTGCACCAACCTGTGCTCGCTTAGGTGTCCCTGCACGCACGTAGAACGCATCTTCTAACGCCATAAGCTTCGGGGAAAACATGAAGCTGTCGAGGTGCCCCATAAGTCCGCCAACATACGTTCCGCTGTCGTCAACTGCAAAACGTCCGTAGTAGTTTCTGCTGCTGAGGATGCGGTGGCACTGCTTAACGCACCAGTCCCAATCGAACTCTGGCCCCTGTCGTCCGAATGTTCCCAACGTGTGGAGTTCTTTAGCCAAGGCCACGCAGTAGGACACGTTGCCGGGGACCATTGCCACATACTTCATCCCTTTCGTATGCTACCACCCAGATACCCTAGTGATACACTAATGAACCGCAATGCAGTGCGTGCTTGACCACTGAACCGGAATTTGAAGATGTTGCCCTTAAGTGGAAATGCATACAGACGTTCATCACTCGTCGTACCAGGGAAGTATGGCGGTATCGGTGATGTCTCGTTGTCTCCACCCAAGAAATCCATTGATGCATACGGACTATCAGCACCATGGTAGTCATAGAGGTTGTCGACATATGCCCGCACCGTGAACTTGGCAGTGCCCTGCGTATCCATAGCCAGATACCGTATATGCTTCATGTTCATGCGATGTTTCAGATCAGTCCACGGCATCTCCCAATCGAACGAAATAGGAACGCCACTCATATCGAGTGCAACGTCTATATCGCCTACGAAATCAGAATGATTGTCACTATCGAAGTCATAGGCATACAACTTATGTCCTTGACTGAAGATAATGTTCTGCAACGCCGTTCTACATGCACTCTGCCACTTCCATCCACGTAACCGTGCCCATGCCTGCACCTTCAACGCAGGAATGTTCGTATAACTGAAGCATACTGTCTCTTGCAGCACACCCAACTCATCAAATATCGGCACAAACAGCATATATCTGAAGTTTCGTAGATCATACACTGCAAACATATACTGCTGTATCTGTGCAGCACTCAGTGGCTGTATAGTAGAAGTCGTAAGCGGATCAATCAGGTGTGACGCACGAACTGGTCGCAGCGTATAGAAGATATTGATGCGATTGATGCTATTTATACCCACATTGTCACTGAAGAACGTGTCGTCACCAACCGATATAAGGGACCTGTGACAAAGGCATCCATACTCTTCGATAAATCCGTCATCTGTGGGCGTATGCACACTTGGCGATCCTGCATAGACACCAAGATTGAGTGGCAACACACCACGCTCGAACGTAACCAACAGCTTATCGCGATATGCGACAATTCCAGTGATCGTGGCTGAGCCAAGAGACACACGAGGACCCAAATCGAGCACAACTGCATCATTCGGGGGCGGATCACCAAAGAACGTGCCACTGGTTCCCTTCGCACTGATGAACAACGAACTCGGTGCAGTGGCAACACCTGCAATAACGGTATACTGGCCATGTGCGATTACATACTTACCGACTGGTGTATTGATGTTACTGAGCGTCGCCTCATCTACGAGGTATTGTGCATCCATATAGTTGACATCAGTTGGATCGCCCTTAACGATTATCGGCTTATCATGTCCATTGCAGCAAATCAGGTCACTATTGAAGATAGTGAAGCTGGTATACGCCGTAGTCGTCCATGGCTTCGTGCCAGGAGGTGATCCAACCAAGTCCATGTTCGTAGATGTGCCCGTGCCATCTACTTTCGAGAATGCACCACTGGTCTGCACTGCAATGATGTAGCCATTGAAGTATGTGTGATTGACTACATCAGTCGTATCCCACAACACACCACAGAACAATCGTGTCCCTGGCCTCAGCGACAGTGATCCATCAGTCGCACGCTCTAGATTATCCAGTATGCGTGAGAACTTAGGCGACATATTCAAGTCGGTATCAGATACGTTCAATCCACCATCAAACGATCGCACAGTTGTCGTCTGCAACTGTGACTGCGGCTGATTGCCTCGTGGATTAAGTCCCTGTCGTGTGCGTTGTAGATACATACACCCTCACAATTCAGCGTCGAGTATCAATGTCCCTACATACGAACCAGGACCTGTAGCAGTCATAGTAAGTCCAACTCGCGATGCATTATTACCCAGCGCATTGAGTACTGCACCACTCCCATTCACAAGCACACCACCAGCAACGTTCGGTGTAGGTGTAGTGCGCATACTGCCTAGATGTGTAATCGTCTGCCAAATGGCATTACCTGCCGTATTATATCCACCAATCGAGAATGGTATTATCTGATAGAACCGTTGACAGAGTGCAGCTTCAATCGTGTGCTGTCGCATCTCAAGTGCTGTAGCAATTGTGCCAAACTCTAACTGCATACCCCACAACTGAATGGTGCCAGATTGGACACCGATGTTACCTGCTGCTGCATTATTAGTCGCACCTGACGAATACCAAATCTCCAACTGCGTGAAATCATTACTATTCGATCCAAGCGTCTTACCGGCAATAGATGGTATCGCAATAGTGAGTGCGTATTTCGCCCACGTAGTGCCAAGTGTTACAGAACTACCAGTTGCAAACGCACGAACATTGGCTGACGGTGATCCACCAGTGCCGAAGTTCTGCAACAGATTGATACCAAGCTTCGGTGAGCCAGCATTAGCTTTCGCCCAGAAGCTGAGCACCATAACCTTACCAGCAAGCCAGCGTATATTCTCTAAACGCTGAACAAGCTGATTGTATGCACCAGCCGCAGCGTTGCCTGTAAACACATTCTGCAGAACATTCTGCACGCTCTCATCACCGATCGCAGCACGATCTGTGTCTGATGCAGCAACTTGCGTAACACTGACAGTATCAGTGGTCAATCCAATCAACCAACGATCAACTGTATAAGTAGCTGTCGTAAATGGACCTGGACCACGCTGCGTGATGTTGAACATTGGATTAATCAGCCGATTACGTCCAGTGTTATTATACGATAGACCCTGTGCCGCTGTTACTGCTGTGGTTACGAACTCGGTTGTGGCGATGCTCGTATCATTGTCGCCTTGTGTCGGTGTCGGTGCTCGTGGATCACCAGTAAATGTCGGTGACGTTAGCGGTGCATACGTAGTAAAGGCAGCAGACGATAACGATTTCCACTTAGCACCATCCCACACATATATCACACCTGCTGGTGTAGAGACTTGTTGTCCTATCGTTGGCGAATTGGGAAAATCGTATGCCATTACGGTAGGAACTCCACCATCAGTGTGTTTGACACTACAGTGGCAGCTTGTGCTGCTACAGATTGTCCTGTCGTCTTGATCGTAATGGGATTAGCCAATGTCTCAGCAGGTGATGAGATGCTCTGCTGGTTCGTGCCACTTACATTGTTCGTGCCTGAGAACGCAACGCCTTTCGAGTATTGGTTCGTTGCACCAAGACGCCACACAACTGCATCTATCTGCCAGTTGAATGGTCCGCCCGTGCCTGACTGATACAACGCAAGTTGCGTAGCACCGAAATACAATCGTATCGTGCGTATAGTCGCTTGGTTAGCGAACGTGCCAGCAGCAACGATACGCAATGCCTGCCCATTCGTAGCCAATGTGCCTGCTGGAACAGAGATCGTCTGCAAGTCCTGTTCAGTCGTCACAGCACCAGGATACGACACAGGCGTTATGTTGGTAGAAAGCCTTGCCACTGTCGCAGTACTAGGAGGAGCAGGAATTAGACTGCTAAACAATTGCGTCATGAACGTAGGATATGCATCCCACGGATTAGGCATCACATCATCTGTGACCCACAGATACTTAGCATACTTCTTCATCATAGCATACGTGGTCGAATTAAACGTCTGCGAATGCACTAGCACCGCATTGCGCTTCCACGAATAATCCGCATGGCCATCAATGAAGTTACCAGCCAAGTCTGGCTCAGTTGGATACGCACTATTCTCCCATGTCACAATCACATCAGCAGTTGGTGGATTGGCTGCATACCACACACCCTGCTGATTAGTGCCAGGATTGGCTACAACCATGCCATAGCCTGTTGCCTTCGCAAATGCATAGTAGCTCTGGTAGAGCGTCACGCTAGCATTGCCTACTCCCGGATCATACGGCATCTCATCATAGAATATGCCATCCAGCACATTGTTATCATAGATCACACCCCAACTTGTCACATCAGCTTTCACCAACGTGGGATCACGTGCAGCGTAGTTAGTCGACACATAACCAAGCACGAGTGCACCAGCAGCCTGCAACAGCCTGATCGCTGCTTCGTAGTTCCCATCCTTAACTGTACCAGGACCACTCGACGGATTGACCACATATACAGTCGGTATGTGATATGTGCGTATCGTCTGCAACAGGCTCTGAAACGCAACATCTGAATACGGATTAGCAGGATAGTAATACCCCGGTATCAACACACCAGGATCATCACTGCTATACACCGTAGAGCTATACGTCGTAGTTCCACCGCCTGATCCAGACCCAGGTGCAGGTGCAGCTTTCCACTTCGCACCATCCCACGCACGTAGTGTGCCATCAGGCATCGTAACCTGCTGGCCAACAGATGGAGTAGCTGGGAAATCATATGCCATTACAGATCCGCCGTGGCTGCTACAATAAGCTGAAGAGCGAATGAGCCAGTTGCGGTCACTACACCTGACATATTTAATATGCCATTACCTAGTGCACCTGATGCTGGACTTGTTATATTAGTTGATGCTACAGTGCTTACGATAGCCACCACTGGTGTAGCTCGCATCTTCACAGCTAGAGGCTGACTGATAGCCACAGTCTGTCCAGCACCACCATATCCATAATACTGCATCTGCAATCGCGTATAGAAGTATTGACAATGTGCTGACTCGTCAATCACATTTATTCTCTCGAACGGCGTAGTCACCTGCCCTAGTTCTAGTTGGATACCCCAAATACCTATCGACTGACCAGTCTGCACTCCAATGCCTGATCGAGTAGCATTTGTAGAGCCAGACGACAGCCACAGATTAAGCTGTGTGTAGTCATCTGCGTTCGTCCCAAACACTTTACCAACAACTGATGGCACAGCAAGCGTTATCATATACCTACGCCATGTCGTGCCACCACTGATCTGTATTCCTGTGCCACTCCCTTGCACAGGCGCAGATGGACTGCCACCAGTCCCGAAGTTCTGATCTATCGACACACCAACCTTCAATGAGTTGAGTGTCGCATTCGCATGGAAGCTAATCGCTATCTGCTTGCCTGCAAATCGCCTCACATCCATCAATCGCTGACAGAACAACGAATATGAGCCAGCCGAGCCAAGAGCAATCAGCGAACAATTCATATATGACTGAATATCTTCAGTGCCTAACTGAGTGCGCATTGCATCAGTGGCAGGCGACAGTACAAACTGTGTCGTATCGACACTGTTCTGCACCATCCAACGATCAACCATATAGCCTGATGCAGACGTAGACGATATTGCACGCTGATTGATATGAAAGCCTGGATTATCTACATAATTGCGTCCTGTCCCTCGATTGAACTGCGCAGCGTCATACGGTGTCGTCCAACCAGCATTACGCCTTACATAGTAGTTGCCATCACTTGGTGCTTCACCAACACCTGCTGACTGATTATTAACAGGCACCCACTGACTTGAGTTGCCATCATAGTAGTATATATACAGTTGTAGGTCAGTCGTATTGAACCACAACATATTTGTGACTGGTGATACAGGTGCACTGTCTCCATTATAAATCGACGAACCAGTAAGCGGATTGGTCACATTGACCCACTGGCTCGTATTACCGTCGTTATACCACAGATACAGATTACAGCCTACACTGTCCCACCACAACTGATTAACCACTGGAACAGCAGGAGCAGTATCGCTAACAGTGATAGTCGTTCCACCACCGCCACCGCCACCCATGTTCGCAGCGATCTGCGTATCAACATACTGCTTAGTTGTAGCTTGCAATGCACTTACTGGATCACCCACCAATCCAAGTGGGCCAAGCATAGTGTCACCACTACGTTCTACCTTATTTACAAACGCTTCATTCAGTCGCTCAGCATAGAGCGTATCGCCTCTGCTCCACGGATAGTGTGGTGTGCC